GCGTCTCGGCGATGGCGCAGGAGGTGCTTGACGGGAAGTGGGGCAACGGCGAGGAACGAAAGCGGAAGCTCGGCGCGTGGTTTTACGATCTCGTGCAGGGCGAAGTGAACCGTATCCTCGGAGTAAAGTAGGAGAAGAAAATGGAAATCATAAAGGCAATTATCACCGCATGCGGCGGGGCTGCCGTTGCGGGCATCTTCTCGCTGATCCTCGCCAACCGTAAGAATAAAAGCGAGATCGTGAAGCGTTTGGACGCTCTCGACAGTAAGCTCGTAAAGCACATCGAGGACGACGCCGCGTGCCGAGCTGACGAGGCGCGAAGCCGCATCCTCCGCTTCGGTGATGAGGTGCGGCAGGGTGTTCTACACACCGCCGAGCATTGGGCGGACGTTCTTCGTGACGTTGACCGATACGAGGACTACTGCTCCGGTCACCCGTTGTATGAGAACAACCGCGCTGCAAACACCATCCAGCATCTTAACTGCGTCTACGCCGGGCATCTCAAGAAAAACGATTTTTTGAAGTAAGGAGAATTTGCAATGAACGAGATTATCACTACCTACGGCATGGAAATCATCAAGTACATCATCCTCGCCATCTGCGGAATTGCCGCGTCTTACGCCGCGAAGCAGTACGAAAAGTACGTCAACACTGATACCAAGCGCAAGGTAGCGGCAACTACCGTTGCGTACATTGAACAGGTTTATAAGGATATCCACGGCAGCGAGAAACTGTCCCGCGCCATGGCTGTCGCTGCCTCCATACTCGAACAGAAGGGCATCAAAACCACGGAGGACGAGCTTAAGGTGTTGCTTGAGGCCGCCGTTAAGGAAATGAACGATAAGTTCAAAGCCGCCTGACGGCAACAAAAACTTTGTAAACCGACACTGCGGAATCATGAAAGAATCCGTAAAAACATTCTGCCGCATCAATGGCGTCGAGGCGTCTGAAAGCCTCGCAGAGACACTTTTTGAAGCATACATGGAGAGTGTAGCCAATGACGACAGAGAGCCTCCTACGGAGTTTAACAACGCCGGGGACAAAAAATAAGCTGCAATTCCCGCGCGAGCTGCGCGAACAGTTTGAGCGGGACTGCGGCTTTACCGACGAGGAACTAAAAATCTTCCGCCTGCGGGCAAAGGGCATGAGTGTTTTGCAAATCTCCTTCGCCATGCAGACGGAAACGGAACTATACGGCACAGAGAAAGTCGAGCGCCGTATACGGGCGATAAAGGACAAGATCGCCGCTGCAATCGAATGATGGGTTTTTGACGGATTATTGAGGGCTAACCGATGGGTTGGCCCTCTTTTTTTATGCGAAAATTTTGGTAGTGGGAGGCGACCGTATGCAATATTTCAACCCGAATCCGGCTGGCAAGGCCGTGGGCGATTGCGTGATCCGCGCGATTGCTAAGGCGACCGGCGACAGCTGGGGCAAGGTGTATATGGATCTGGCGGCGACTGGGCACGAGCTGTCCGACATGCCGTCAGCCAATGCGGTCTGGGGCGCGTATCTCCGCCGTCGTGGATTTGCGCGCTCCGCTCTCCCCGATTACGACGGTTATACCGTCCGGCAATTTGCCGCCGAGCACCCCCGCGGCTCCTACATCCTCGCCTTAAGCGGCCACGTCGTGGCGGTCGTGGACGGGGAGTATTTTGACGCGTGGGATTCCGGCAACGAAATACCGATCTACGTTTGGGAGGAAAAACGATGAACTATCCGCCGTATTACCAGCCGAACTATCAGCCCTACGCCCCGCCGATGATGGATCAGCTCGCGCAGCTCCGCGCGCAGCAGCCCGCCCCGAACCAGATGATCTGGGTGCAGGGCGAAGCCGCCGCCAAGTCCTACCTTGTCGCGGCGGGAAACACCGTCCCGCTGTGGGACAGCGAAAACATGTGCATCTATGTCAAGTCCGTTGACGCTTCGGGCGTCCCCTCCATGCGCATCCTCGACTACACCGAGCGCACCAAACCCGCACCGGCGCAGCAGACACCGGAATACGTCACCCGTGCGGAATTTGAAGCGTTCGCGGCGCAGTTCGCGCCGAAGAAAACCGCAAAGAAAGCGGAGGTGACCGAAAATGAGTAACCCCCTGTTTCAGGTATTCGGCGGCGGGCAGAACAACCAGTTCGCCCAGCTTGTCCAGCAGTTCCAGCAATTCCGAAACACCTTTCGCGGCGATCCGCAGCAGGAGGTGCAGAAGCTGTTGCAAAGCGGCAAAATCTCCCAGCAGCAGCTAAACCAACTGCAAAGTGCCGCACAGCAATTCCAGGCGCTCTTACGTTGAATTTATCCGGCCGGATAAAAAATATTTTTTGAAAGGAAAATTGAACAATGTCTCTTACCGACGGTGGTATCCAGCCCACCATGCCCGTAACTCCTACCGGTGTGAATAACGGCGGCTGGGGCGGCTTCGGCGGCGACGGATGGTGGATCATCCTCTTCTTCATTGTCCTCTTCGGCTGGGGCGGCAACGGCTTCGGCGGTAGTCGTGGCGGTGTGACCGATGGTTACATCCTCACCTCCGACTTCGCCAACGTCGAGCGCAAGCTCGACGGCGTGAACAACGGCCTCTGCGATGGTTTCTTCGCGCAGGCGCAGCTCATCAACGGCGTGCAGCAGAACCTGAGCAACGGCTTTATGTCCGCCGAACTCTCCCGCGCGAACCAGCAGTCCGCCCTCATGGCGCAGCTCTTCCAGATGCAGATGCAGTCGCAGGAGTGCTGCTGCGAGAATCGCGCCGCCGTTGCGCAGGTGCGCTATGACATGGCAACGCAGGGCTGCGAAACCCGCAACACCGTGCAGAACGCCGCGCGCGACATCATCGACAACGCCAACGGAAATAGCAAGGCCATCCTTGATTTCCTTGTGCAGAGCAAGATGCGCGATCTCGAAAGCGAGAACCAGTCCCTCAAGCTCGCAGCCTCCCAGGCGGCACAGAACAGCTACCTTGTCTCTGCCCTCCGTCCGTCGCCCATCCCGGCGTATCAGGTCGCAAATCCGTATTGCTGCAGCTACAACTGCGGCGTCGCCTAAACTCAATACCGAGAGCTTGCCCCCAGCGGCATGGTCGGCCTAATGCCGACGCTTAACACACGGCGGCGGGGCATTTTACCCCGCCGCATTTTTTGAAAGGAGAAACCCAATGGCTGAATTTACTAACGCCACGACGGCGCTTGTCGCCGCCGGGCAGAACGTCCCCCTCACCGAAACAGCAGTTGCCGGGAATTGCGGTATCGTCCACCGCGAGGGCGCGGGAATCGTCACCCTCCGAGGGCTGACGAATCAGTGCCGCGCTCGGTACAAAGTGTCCTTCGGCGCAAACATCGCCATCCCCACCGGCGGAACGGTCGAAGCAATTTCCCTTGCTATCGCCGTTAACGGCGAGCCGCTTGTTAGCGCCACCGCCGTCGTCACCCCCGTAGCCGTCGGTGATTACGGAAATATCTTTGTTTCCGCGAACGTCGATGTTCCCCGCGGCTGCTGCCTGACTGTCGCGGCGGAGAACATCAGCGGACAGGCCATCAACGTTGCCAACGCCAACATGATCGTTGAGCGCGTGGCGTGAAAGGAGAAAAACCATGAGTGAATATGCTATGAAGTCCATCCGTGAAAAGCTCTGCCGCGAGCTGGACGAAGTGGCCCGAAAGCCCGACCTCGGCGCGGGCGATCTCGATATCCTCCACAAAATCACCGATACTGTCAAGAACATTGACAAAATCGAAATGCTCGAAGACGGGGACTATTCCCGCGCCGGTGAGTGGGAGGCGGATATGCGCGGCACCTACGGACGCGGCAGCAGCTACGCCCGCCGCGGTACGCACTACGTCCGCGGACACTACAGCCGCGACGGCGAGGGCGACCGTTACAGCGAACGGTACAGCCGCGACGGTATGCGCGAGCATATCGAGGGCATGATGCGCGACGCGCAGGACGACCGCACCCGCGAGGCGCTGCGCCGCTGCCTCGACGATCTCGGCTGACATGCTGGACGCACTCGAGATTCGCAAAGAGATAGCGAGGCTCGAGTATGAAGAGTCGAGCTATCCCAATTATGCCAAGCTCGCCACGCTCTACACCATCCGCGCCGAAATGAACAAGGAGAACGAGCCGCAGAACGCCGCGCCACGAGCGCAGCCCATCCCGGCCTATTCCGGCGCAGCCTACGGAAACAGCGAATTTCTCCGCACCGTCTCGGACAAAGAGCCGCGAGACGCATGGCGGGTGATGGATGAGCTGATGGAGAGCCTGAGCGTGATGCAGCCAAAGACCTACGCCGCGGTCATGAACAAACTAAACGACCTATAAGCAAAGAAGAAGCGCCTGGAATCAACCCCGGCGCTTCTCTAAATTGTTTAGCCATATTATATATTAACTGGTGTTAAGGTGCTATATAACTAAACAAGATCAAAAAAGATATCGCCGTTGTTTGCGATGACAATTCGGCGGATGAAGCGATTCCACGCTTCCTTTTTCCCGCTTGGCGGCAGCTTGTCGTAGGCGTCGATCAATGACATGACAAGCGCTTTGTCTATGGGCTTCGGCTCGGGCGGTACGTTCAGTTTTTCCTTTAATGCTGTATATTCCATTTCGTATTTCTCGCGGTTGATTAGATCAGCGAGATATAGGTCTGTCAGCTTGTCCATTTTCCGTTTGATCGCCGCCGTGTCAACCGGCGGTTTTATTTTTCCCGCCTTTAGCTTTGCGTTGTGCGCTTGAACTTCAATCGGCAGCTTCATCAATAGGTACGCCTCAAGCTCTGCCTCGTTGATTCTTTTTTTGTGGCTGCAAAGACCGATTTCATAGTTTTTGCATCGATAATAAAAGTAATCTGTCCCCCGTTGCCGTGTGGAATGCGTCACGAGCCGGTGGCCGCATTCGGCGCACCAGACAAGGCCGGAGAACAGCCAAGTGTGCCGCGATCCGTTGTTGCGAATGCTTCTTGCCGTCAGCATCCGCTGAACAAGGGCAAAATCCTCCGGCGGGATCAGCGCGTCGCAGACTTTTATTCCGTTGTTAAGGCCGATATATCTCTCGTTGCTCAATGCGCCTTTTATATGATGGTTTGCTCGCATTATTCCAAACTCGGAAACGAGCATCTTTTTGACGTGGTTAACGCTTCCCGTTGCGATGTAATCCTCAAACATTCGCCTCGCAATGTGCGCCGTTTCCTCATCGACGCAAAGGCGGCTCTCGACGGCCTTTAACCCGATGGGCGTTTTACCCGCTGGGCAAAGGCCAAGCTCCCGCTTGTGCTGCATGATCCGCTTAACGCGCTCTGACGTTCTGTCTGCCTCGTCCTGCGCGACGGACAGCATTATATTGACCTTTAACCGTCCGGCGGCGGTGGCGGTCTCGTAGTCTTCATATGTCGCCTGCCATACAACACCGTGCGCGTCTAGGACTTCCTGCGCCTTGTAAAACTCTCCGATGTTGCGGAACCAACGGTCTAATTTCGTGAACGCTACGAGATCGATTTGCCCCGCTTCCACATCGGATAGAAGCCGCTGCAATTCAGGCCGCTTTGACACGCTTTTCCTGCCGCTTACCCCGGCATCGACGTAATAATCAACGACCTTATGCTTGTTTTCTTCTGCCCATTTTTTCAGGCTTTCTTTCTGGTCATCGACGGAAAGGCCGTGAACGGCTTGTTCTTCCGTGGAGACGCGGACATAAAGTGCAACTCTCATTTCTTTTTCCCCTTGTAAATGCTTTTGAAGGCGTAAATGATGGTTGCGACGGAGGCGTTCAGTATCAGGGCGAGGACGCCCGCAAAAATGCTTGTCCCAGCCGAACGGAAAATACCGGCGGTCTCTACCTGGATGTCAAATATGACGTACCATACAACTGCGCACAAAAGGATACTGCATACGCCTATGAGCATATAAATTGTCCTTGTGTGGGTTTCCCCCTGCTTTCTCAGCCCTGCGTTCATTTCTTGCAGATGCTGTACTTCGCCGGATAACCGCACGTTCTCCAATTCCAGATCATGGACATGCTGTGTGTCCGGCTGTTCATCCAGACCGACAAGCTCATTCAGCGATAGATTCAATACCTTGCAAGTGGCAGCGGCATAAAAAAGGAGCGGGTGCTTGACCCGCCCTGCATTCGTGTCGCAGATGTTGTTGTATGGAACACCTGACAGGTCTGACAATTCTTGCAGGGTGAAGCCGCTGGCATTTTTCGCTTTGCGAATTTTTGTTGTATACTCATCTAAGTAAGGCTGCAAGTCTGTGAGCGCTGACACTCTCTCCATCTCCATTCAGTTGTTTGTTTTCCCGGCAGTTTTGGGAACGGTTCTTGATTCTTCCTCCTGATTTGCTGTTTGAAACATGGACATCGTAAAAATAAACTGGTACGCTTTAATCGTGGCAGACGTGTCGGTTTACCACATCCCTGAAGCCCCGGCAGAGGTTGCCGCCAATGCCGGGGCATTTTAATTCACGCAAAATAATCGTCGACCGTTCTCCCGTCAACGGAGCTTAAAAACGCGGTGTTGTGATCTACATCGCTAACAAGGATCGCGCCGACATGCACCTCATCGCCGCAGAAAAACTGCGCAAGGCTGATTGCATTTTCTGTCATGGAGTTCAGCGCGGAAACCGTATCGCTCCAATTGCTCGGCTTCGTTCCGGCTTTCTTCGATTCTCTGATTTTCGCATCAAATCCGTCGTTCTCAATGAGCATCACAATCAAATTTTGATCTTCTTTGATTGTGTATGTAACGTTCGGCAGATTCTTTTTCCATGTCACCTGGATAAACTGCGCCGCGGCTTCCAGCGTCTCCGGTGTGCATTTGCCGAGATTGGATTCTTCGGACGCTTCCTCTTCCGGCTGCTGTGCAATGTCGAAATCCTTTGAGCCGATCTCTTCCCATCTGTACAATGCAACGAGCGTGACCGGCGTTTCCTCGTCGTCCAGCTCGTAGGTCATCACGTCCTCAACGGTTCCGCCCTTTTTGATTTTTGCGAATCCGGTATCGTGATAGGCGCTGTTCTCTTGCGATCCGACATTAAGCTCGTTCAGGAAGTTCGGGTCGTTGTCCTGATAGGCGCGGAATGTGTCAATCCATTTCCCGGAAGCGCTCACGTCCCAGTCGGACAGGTTTGTCACGTTGAATTTGAAGCAGATGAGCGGAACGTCGCCATATTTGTTGTATTCCGACCCTACCTCTAAGATTTCATACCCAATGATCTCAATGCGGGCTTCATCGTCCTCGTACACCGTGCCGTCAAACGTTGCGGCAGGCTTCGGTTCTTCCGTCGGCTCAACTGTCGGCTCCGCAGTCGGCGCGGCGGTCGGTTCCGGTGTTGTCTGCGTCTCCGGCGCTTCTCCTCCACACGCGCAAAGGGCAAAAACGAGCGCAAAAACCAAGGCAAGGGCAAGCAGTTTCTTTCTCATAACATCCAATCTCCTATTAAATTTTTGTTGTGGATATGTTTAGAATAACTCTTTTTATCGGTTGAATCAAGTTTAAATTTGTCGAAAGGCAATAAAATAAGGAGGGAAAAATGGAAAAGGAACGCCAAATTGAGAAGATCGTCCGCATCCTGCGCCTCATGGACACGAAAATGCTGCACCGCTTGTACATCGTTGCGTTGAATATGCTGTAACCCAAAAAGAAAAAATGCCCGGTACGGATCACTCCGTATCGGGCTTTTTTATTGTCTCGGCAAACCGCCGCAGGGCGCGGGCGAGGGTTTCCCATTCCTCAACCGTCGTTTCCGCCATGAACTTGATGATGCTCTCCTCAATGTCCGTGATGTGCCCGCCGGTGATCCTGCCGACGTACGCCGCGATGGTGTCCTCGCGCGAGAGCTGCATGAACGGCTCGCCCGTGCCGTCCCGCAGCCAATCTTCGTTGACGTTGAACTCCCGGCAGATCATCAGAACGGTTTGATCGGACGGATTCGACTTTCCGTTTTCAATCGTGCTGCACGATGACGCTGTAATTCCTATACGCTTTCCGAAATTCTCCAAGGTCAGCCCGGCGCCCTTACGGATTTCCTTTATTCTTGTTCCCATTGTTTCCATGGTCTCACCTCCTATCGATGTCCATTATAAATTATGGCAAAGGAAAAATCAAGAAAAAATTTAGATAATCTAAAAATCTTCTTGACTTTTTTGAGAATCTAAATTATAATTTAGACAGTCAAAAGAAAGCAACCAACCCCGCCCGACAGGGCGGAAGAAAGGAAATTGAAATGAAATGGCAAAACACGATCTTTAAGAGTGCCGAACAGTGTCTAATTTGCAAGCAGAATCTAGAACATGCTCACGTTAAAACTGGAGACATTTTCCGCATAAGCGACAATGGCTACTGGTGCGTGCCGTGGCAACCGAGAAGTGAAAATGAGCGGCGAATTGCTTATGGAATTATTGCACAGAGCATTGAATGAAAATGACCGGCTGGGCGTGGGATCACGCAAGGGCAGTTGCCGACCGCAATGAGAACCGTTTCGAGACCCGCGGCGAACTTGAGCAATATCTATTAACCGCGCATTGGACACCCTGCGAGGTGGGCCAGATGATGGCCTACCTCGACCGAAAAAACAGAAAGGAGGCGAAAACATGAGCGAAAAGGAAAAGCAGGCTGCAAAGGAAGTTATCGACAGTCTGAAACAGATCCCCCCGGACGGCGCTGATTATGTCCGCGGATACCTGCAGGGCAGACTGGACGGCATCAAGGCTGAAAAGAAGGAGGACAAGGAATGAAACAGACGATCACCACGGAAGAGGCCGAGCGCTTTGAGCGTATCATCTGGGCGCTTGTCGAAAAGTATTTCGGCGTGACGGTCACGCCGCTGGATTTGCCGGATGATCGCACCGTGTAAGGCATGTACAGATCGGTACGTCGGCTGTCACGCATCCTGCCCCCGGTACGCGGAATTCAAGGCCGGATGCGAAGCCCGGCGGGAAGCGCGGACAAAGCTGTACCCAATCGCCGATTACACCGTCGACATCACCAAGAGAGTACAAAAAGCGGCGCACCGCCGCAGAAAGTAGGAAAAACAACCATGACAAAACGAAAGGCAACCTTCGCCACCACCGCGATCATGACGCTTCTGGCGCTTGTGATCTTCTTCGTCTGGAAATTCGGAAAATATAACGGCCTCGGCTTCGCCGTGATCGAGGGAATCTTCGCCGTCTACGGATTTTCGAGCCTCGCCGATGACTGCTGCCGTTGGCTGCAAATGCCGGACACGGCGATCATGCAGAGAGGAGGGCGGCACTAATGATTATCTATCTGGTCGGGAAGATCACCGGCAATCCCGAATACCGCAAACAGTTTGCTGCGGCAAAGGCGGAACTGGAAGCAGAGGGGCATATCGTTCTGAATCCTGCCGAGCTGCCGGAGGGAATGAGCAAAGCCGCGTACATGCGCATTTGCTTTGCAATGATCGACACGGCGGACGAGCTGCGTGTGATTCGTGGATGGGAAAGAAGCTCCGGCGCAACACTTGAAGTTGCATACTGCATATATATCGGCAAACCAGTGAGAAACGTCTACGGGCAAAGAGTGGGGGTTGGTGTGGAATGAATGACACACGTTATACGGCCATCGCCGCCGCCCTCCGGGAAGAGTTCCCGAAAGCCAATAAGGGCACGGTGAGCATGGCGCTGCACACGAACGACTACGGCGTAAAGTTCTGCACCAGAGCGCAGGAGATTTACGACACTGTAACGCAGCGCAAGCCCCGCACACCGTGCCGCGTTAAGCCCATACGGTTACAGTGCCGGTTGACAGAAAGCACCGCACAGCGCGTTAAACAGGCGCTGGAAAGAAACGGCATCGCGTCCATGCAGACGTTTTTGGAATCCCTCGTTCTCGCGTGGCTCGCACAAAGCGAAAGCGCCGCCGGTGGAGATGACACCGACAGCGCTTACAGGAAAAACAACCTTGCTTCAAATTCTACAGCAAAGGAGGCTGACTTGTCAAGTGTCCAGAACGTGCCGCTGCCGTGACTGCGGCGAGGACGGATTCTACCCCGTCGTTTACGCCGATGAAGGGTACGGCTGGGAGCGCTGCCCGACCTGCGGGTCTGACCGGATCGAATGGGGAAACAAATGCCCCTTGTGCGGTCGGTACGCCGAGCGCGACTACTGCGAGGACTGCAAGCAGAAACTCCGTGACCGCTTCCACGAGCTTTTAAAATGCAATTTCACCCCGGAAGAGATCAAAGCATTAAACGAAATCTATGACGGAAAGGGACTTGATGAATAATGGCTTACTACAAAAACGAATTTGACACCGGCTTCGTCGTTGACGAAAAGACCGGAGAGAGCACGGCAATGTTTACCGTCGGAATCACCGTCGCGGAATACCGCGAGCTCGTAGATAGAGCAGGAAAAAACGACGCGGCGCGTCTCGCGGATGACTACTGGAAGATGCGCACGGAGAATGTCGCCCTGCGCGCCGAGCTTGCCGATCTCCGGCAGAAGCTCGCGGAGGTCAAGGAAGCAGCAAAATGAGCATCACGAAAGTCAAAACGGCAAGTCACGGGGAATGGCTCGCACTGCGAAGCACGTATATAGGCGGCAGCGACGCGGCGGCGGTCATGGGATTGAATCCGTTTTCCTCGCCTTATGCTCTGTGGGCAGAAAAGACCGGACAAATCCCCTGTTTTGCCGGGAACCTTGCAACGGAAGTCGGTACATTCCTCGAGGAATTTGTCGCGCAGAAGTTCGCCGCCGAGACCGGCAAGAAGGTTCGCAAATGCAAGCAGAGTTTTTTTAACACCGATTATCCATTCGCCATTGCCAATATCGACCGCGAGATCGTCGGCGAGGACGCGGGGCTGGAAATCAAAACCACGTCCGAGCTGAACATGAAGAAGTTCAAGGGCGGCGAGTATCCGGCAAATTACTATTGCCAGTGCGTTCATTACATGGCAATGACCGGAAAACAGCGTTGGTATCTGGCTGTCCTGATCGGCAACCGTGATTTTCGATGGTTCACCATTGAGCGCGACGAAGCCGAGATTGCCGCTCTGATGGGCGCAGAAGCGGACTTTTGGGAGCTGGTGAAAAATCACACGCCGCCCGCTGCGGACGGCTCACGCGCCACAACAGAAGCAATCAAGACGATATACGCGGAAAGCAGCGAAGATACCGTTGATCTGACTTTGAAGCTCCCGGCGCTTTTGCAGTACATAGACCTTGGCAAGCAGATTGCCGAGCTGGAAACCATGCGGGACGAAGCAGCAAACAGGATCAAGTCCTTCATGGGCGACGCTGGCGGCGGCGAGTGTGACGGCTACCGCGTTTCGTGGAAATCCAGCACACGGCGCACGTTCGACAGCAAGAAATTTGCAAAGGATAATCCCGGTCTTGATCTGACCGGATATTACAAAGAAACATCTGCCCGGACATTCCGGGTGACAGAAATGAAGGGAGCATAAAACAATGAAAAACATCATCCAGAAGGAAGAACATCGCAAGAAGTCCAAGAATCCAACAACCAACTATCCGAAGGATAGCCACAAGGATTTCTGCAAGCGGTGTATGAAGTTCAACGGCTATTGCCCAAATGGAAACCCCAAAACCTGCAATCTTTGAGAGGAGAATTGAATTATGGCAAACATTATTCAGCGTCAGGCGGTTGATATGAAAGCGCCGGAAAAAAAGACGATGCAGCAGTACATCAAGAGCATGGAAGGCGAGATCGCAAAGGCTCTGCCTTCTGTCATCACGCCGGAGCGCTTCACGCGCATTGTCCTTTCGGCGATCTCCGTCAATCCGAAACTCGGAAGCTGCACACCGGCAAGCTTTCTCGGCGCGATGATGACCAGCGCCCAGCTTGGTCTTGAAGTAAACACGCCGCTTGGACAGGCTTATGTCCTTCCCTACAACAACAAGGGGACGCTCGAAGCACAGTTCCAGCTTGGATACAAAGGGCTTATTGATCTTGCGTACCGTTCCGGCGAAGTGGAAGTCATTCAGGCGCACGTTGTTTATGCCAACGATGAATTTGAATGCGAATACGGCCTTGAGCCGAAGCTTACGCACAAACCGGCTGACAGCAACCGGGGCGAGCCTGTCAAGGTCTATGCCGTTTTCAAGACCAAAAGCGGCGGCTACGGCTTCGAGGTCATGAGCATGGAAGATGTGCGGCAGCACGCCGTGAAGTACAGCAAGGCATACGGCAGCAGCTTTTCACCATGGAAGACAAACTTTGAAGAAATGGCGAAAAAGACGGTTTTGAAGCGTGTCCTCAAATACGCGCCGCTGAAATCTGAGTTTGTCAAAGCGGCGGTACAGGACGAGGTCATCAAGAAAGGGCTTTCTGACGATATGTATTCTGTGCCGAATGAAACGGTCTTTGATGCCGAGTTCGCCGAGGTTGACGAGGAAACCGGAGAAGTAAAGGACGGCGGTGAAATCCATGAATAAAGTAATCCTTATCGGTCGGCTTACCGCTGACCCGGACATTCGGCAGACAAATTCCGGCAAATCGGTTGCCTCCTACCGTCTGGCCGTTGATCGGAATATAAAGGCCGAGGGACAGCCGGAAGCGGATTTCCTGAACTGTACCGCCTTTGGGAAGTCGGCGGAGTTTGCCGGGAACTATCTCCGAAAGGGAATGAAGATCGCCGTCGAGGGGCGCATCCAGACCGGAAGCTACGAAAAGGACGGCGTGAAGCGGTACACAACGGATATCATCGTTGACCGGCACGAGTTCTGCGAAAGCAAGCGTTCTTCCGAATCTGGCGGCGCTGCCCCGGAGCAGGGATTTTCGGAGATCCCCGAATCGGAAGATGACGGACAGCTTCCGTTTTAACGGAGGCGCACAATGGCATTAGAGAGCTTCAATGCCTATCACAGCTACCTCGACACCATGGAAGCGCTGAATGACGCGGAGTGCGGGAGACTGTTCAGGGCGCTGCTGGAATACAGCGCGACCGGCGCAGCTCCGGAACTCCGCGGTAATGAACGCTTTGTCTTCCCCGGCATGAGGTCGCAGATCGATAGGGACATTGAGAAATACAACGCCAAATGCGCGCGAAACCGCGAGAACGGAGAAAAGGGTGGGGGGCATTCGCCCCCGAACGCCCCCGAACGCCCCCGAACGCCCCCCAAGGACAAGGACAAGGACAAGGACAAGGACAAAGACAGATGTTTTCCCTCTGACGAGGAAAAACATAAAGGCGCTTCCGCGCTGGATGCGGCTTTGAACGATTTTGCGGAAATGCGGAAAAAGATGCGCAAACCGCTTACCGACCGCGCCCTTGCTCTCACGATTTCCGAACTGGAAAAGCTCGCCCCCGGCGATGACGAGAAGAAGATCGCCATCCTCAACCAGAGCATCCAGCGAGGCTGGCAGGGTGTTTTCCCGCTCAAGGACGAGCCGGAAGCGCCGAAGAAAACAGCTCCCGCCCGTATGCCGCATGAAGACGATTCAGAGCGGCTACAAAGAATTTTAGCAAATATCGAAAATAAACAGAACGAAAAGGAGTAACAAACATGAAAGAAACAAACATCGGAAAGTACGTTATCATCCGCGGAGACCGCTCCGGCGTGTTCGCGGGAACCCTTGCCGCCCGTGAGGGGCGCGAAGTCCAGCTCACCGACTGCCGCCGTATTTGGTATTGGGACGGCGCGGCAAGCATCTCACAGCTCGCCATTGACGGCACGAGCAAGCCGAGCGACTGTAAGTTCCCGGCGCCGGTGAAGGAGATCACGATTCTCGACGCTATCGAAATCATCCCCTGCACGGAGAAGGCCGAAGCGAGCATCAAGGCGGTGCGCGAATGGAAGCGCTGACGCGGGAGGCATTCCTCCACACGGATTTTACCGGCTCCGGCTACGGCTACGGCTCCGGCTACGGCGACGGCTCCGGCGCCGGCTCCGGCTACGGCTACGGCTCCGGCTACGGCGACGGCTCCGGCGACGGCTCCGGCTACGGCTACGGCTACGGCTACGGCTCCGGCTCCGGCTACGGCTACGGCTACGGCTCCGGCTACGGCTACGGCTCCGGCTACGGCTACGGCTACGGCTACGGCTCCGGCTACGGCTACGGCTCCGGCTACGGCGACGGCTCCGGCTCCGGCTCCGGCTTAAAATCCCTTAACGGGCAGACGGTCGATATGATCGACGACGTACCGACGATCCTCACGCGCATCATCGGCAACGTTGCCAAGGGCTTCATTGTCCGCACCGATCTCTCGCTTGCTCCTACATTCGTCTGCAAGCAGGGGAACACGTTCGCCCACGGCGAGACGTTGCACAAGGCGCGGGAGGCGCTGCTCGAAAAGCTCTTTGACGATATGCCTACAGAAGAACGCATAGCGGCATTCTGCGCCGAGTTCAAGCCCGCCGTCAAACGCCCGGCGACGGATTTTTTCTCTTGGCATCACCGCCTTACCGGAAGCTGCGAGCAGGGGCGGCGAGAGTTCGCCCGGCAGCATGACATTGATATCGACAGCGATGAGATGACGCCCGAAGAGTTCTTCGCTCTGACGCGCGATTCCTACGGCGGCAGTATCATCCGCCAGACGGAAGAGGCATTTGCCGACAGTAATGGCGAGATCGTAGAGGTGGAAGAATGAAAGTCCTGATTGCCTGCGAAGAATCGCAGAGGGTGTGCATCGCTTTCCGCAAGCGCGGTCAAGAGGCGTACAGCTGCGATTTTCAGGAGCCGTCCGGCGGTCATCCCGAATGGCACATTTTAGGCGATGCACTAAGGGCCATAGAGGGGGGGCAAGTGACCACCATGGACGGGAAAACGCATGACATAGGCCGATGGGATATGATTATCGCTTTCGTCCCCTGCACAAAAACAAGCAATGCCGGAGCGCGCCATCTCTACAAAGGCGGCAAACTGAACTTGCAGCGCTACTACGATGGACTATGCGGAAAAGCACTTTTCATGGCTGTGTGGGCCGCGGACTGTGACAAAGTGGTGATTGAAAATCCGACGCCGAGCAAGATTTTCGACTACCCGCCGCATACACAGGCGATACAGCCGTTCATGTTTGGGCATCCGTTCACAAAAAAAACCCTCCTCTGGGAGCGAGGCGTCGAGCCGCTGACGCCTACAAACATCGTGGAGCCGACGGCGACATGGTGTCCAAGCGGCAGTTACAGCGGGAAACACGGTGAGGAACACAAGGGAATGTTCACGACAGACAGGGCAAGGAACCGAGCAAAGACATTTCCCGGCATTGCGGAGGCAATGGCCGAACAATGGGGAGGTGATATCCGATGATTTACATCGGAATAGACCCCGGCAAGAACGGCGGCCTTTCCATTCTGCAAGGGGAAGAAGTCCAGACGTTCCGGTATGACCGAGACACCTACCGCTGCGTCCTCTCCGACATGCGCGGGGAAAAGGCGGTGTGTTGTTTAGAGCACGTCAGCGCCATGCCGGGGCAGGGAGTTACATCCATGTTCCACTTCGGCGAGGGCTTCGGCTGGCTGCAAGGGATGCTCGAAGCATACGAGATCCCCTATGAGCTCGTCCGCCCGCAGAAGTGGAAGAAGGAATTTTCCGTCACCGCCGACAAGAACACGTCCATAGAGGTCTGCAAGCGGCTCTTCCCCGGCGTAAATCTCATCCCGCCGGGATGCCGCAAGGAGCATGACGGAATGGCAGAATCTTTACTCATGGCACTCTACGCCAAACGGAGGCTCGGATGAAACGAATTGACCTTACCGGGCAGCGCTTCGGACGCCTGACGGTCATACGATACGACCACTCCGAGCACACCGGCGCGCATTGGCTCTGCAAATGCGATTGCGGAAAAGAAAAGGTTGCCGCCGGGTATTCCCTGCGGAGCGGAAATACAAAATCCTGCGGCTGTCTGAACTCCGACGCTTCGCGGGCAAAGCTCGAAAAGGCAAGGGCGGCTATAAAGGCACGACCGAGAAAAGACCTGACAGGTCAGCGGTTCGGGCGGCTCGTTGTCCTCGGCCTTGCCGATGTGCCGGACAGAAAGGGCTTCATTTTCTGGCGCGTCCGCTGCGACTGCGGAACGGAAAAAGTCATCATGCAGAACAACATCATTTACGGACAAACGCGATCCTGCGGCTGTCTCGCAAACGAAGTGAGAGCGGCAAGAGCCGAACACATGAGGCAGGGCAGAAAGCCGAAAAAAGCGACTGTGGAAGTCAGGAAGCCGAAACGCGAGAAAACCGCCGTCCGCAAAGTTTACCCGGCAAGAACCGCCGCAGAGTTTTTCCGTTTCTCCAAAGCGCACGGATGCAGCGTGTGCGCGGACAGGAAGGACTGCGACATGACATTCTGCAAATACGAAAAGGAGCTGACATCGTGAACGAAAAACAGGAAAAGAAGCGCCGGTACAATCTGCGCCTTGAGTACATCGCGCATTTCAACAAGTGGCTGGACAGCGAGCCGCCCCGGTGGCGCTTTATCCGCTGGCGCAAGTGGAAGAACAGCCGACCAGTATGGGAGGACGCGGCATGATCTACAAAGAAGCAAAAGACATTCTCCGCGTCGCCGCTGCCGAAGTTGAATGGAGCTGCCCGCTGGACTATACGGAAGCGTTCAAGAAAGCAGAAGAGGCGCTGGACAAGCAGATTCCGCAGACGCCGAACAGCGGCGTTGACAGGACATGGGGAACGCTTATGAAAGAAGCCGTTTGCCCCGCGTGTGATTACGCTCTTGGGCATTGGGAATTTATTGGCGGCGGTGAGAAGATCACATACTGCGAGCATTGCGGACAGGCTATCTCTTGGGAGGGGTGGAAATGGTGAAACCTAAACCTTGTCCTTTCTGCGGCGGAAAAGTTGCAGTAGTTGTTTGCGACCACGAAGGTAACCTTCATGATGACGAGTATCTTTTTCGTCCATACAGCGGCGTTGGGTACAGGATTCGCCACACGCATGAATTGAACCCTAGATGTCCGATAGCAGAATACAACGTAGATGGCGGAATTGTTGGGGCCTGTATGTACGATACTGCTGAAAATGCAATCGAAGCATGGAATAGGAGGATAGACAATGGCTGAATACTTAGAACGTGAAACGGCGGTTATGCGATTGATGCAAGACGGGTGCAGCGCAAAAAACGTACAGTCCATAATGGAGCTTCCCGCCGTATCCGTCCCGCAATGGATCAGCGTCAAGGATAGGTTGCCGGAACCGGACGAAAACCCGGTGCTTGCTGGGAATGCGGAACTTTGCTTTGTAAACACGGCATGGTATCACGTCGCAACCAAACGCTGGGAATTGCCGTCTGGGATTTTTTGCGAAGTAACTCATTGGATGCCGCTTCCCGAACCACCGAAAGGAGAAAACTATGGATGAATACATAAAGCGCGACGGGCTGCTTCGTAAGTTCAACATTGATGACATGATGAACGTAAACGGAACGTTGATTTCTCTGCATGACGCGCGCGAGACGATTTCAAACTTTCCGGCCGCTGACGTTGCTCCTGTACGGCACGGAAAGTGGGTGCATTCTCGCTATGAAAACTGCTCTGAGCAGTTTGAAATGGTAAAGTGCTCGTGCTGCGGGCGTGAAGCTTATGCTATGGCGTTTTATGTGCGCGACGGGAATTACTGCCCAAACTGCGGAGCGCCGATCACCGGGAGCGTGTGCGAGTATTGCGGGACAAGGCACGAGACGGGGATTATGATTCGTTGCGCCCCTGCTTCGCAAATTTTCCGCGATTCGTTTCTGCTTTCGTGCCGCATCCAACAATGCAGCAAGGAAGAGATTGAACGGCTGCAAACAATGCTCGCAAGGGAGTCTGTGAACGCTTTAGACAGTCTCATAAATTCATACGAGAGAAATAGAAACGCTGCACAGCGTATTTAACGGGTGATGGCATGACTGACGAAAAATATGTATTCATTTCTGATTGCGCCGACAAGAAGCGGACGGCGCGGGGTATCCACAATAAGCGCACCCACACCGGCAAGGGCGGGAAAGTCCTATTCCCGTCCGACTATCTCACGAGAAAGGAACGTGAAGCCATGAACGGCGAAGTAAAGACCTACGCGCTCAACCGCCCAATGCGGTGGAAAGAATTTAAGTTGCTCCCGGACGATGTGCGCCGGGAGTACATAGAGAACCTAGAAAACCGCTTCGGCGTGATGCAGAAAGACCTTGCTGTGATGTTCGGTGTTTCTGTTAATTCGGTTGCTTTGGAAACAAAGAAGCTTGGCATCAAGTTTCCGCACCGTGGAGGATGGGCGAATACCAACAACGGCGGGTTCCGTGCCTTTTGCGCCGAGGAGCCGAAAGCCAATCATGTAGAAGCGCCGCCGGAACCGGTGCATTCCACGCCGGAAGTTGCTGAACCGTCGGAGGAGGTCAAAGCTCCTGACGCTCCGCCGGTACAGAATAGGGGGGGGCGATCCCAAGAGTGGAAGCCTCTGTTTCGAGAACACCACGACCACAGAAGCGCTGAACCTCGTTTACTCCGTCCTCGGATCCGTGAGCATGGCAAAGTTAAGCGTTTCGTGGGAGGCATGAAAAGATGCGCGTAAAATCCGAAAACGCGGCACAGCGTGTTTAACATTGAATAACGAGGTGAGAAAGTGAACGAACTCTGGAAAATGAAATGCAAGGCCGACCTCTTCAACCTACGGAAAAACGAGGCGGCTATCCTGTCCATACCGGAAGAGATCGACATGGAGCGCGACCGCATGACATCCATCAAGAGCGCATCCACGGGGACGGCCCCGGTGCAGGGCGGCGGCACATCGTATGAAGAACGCATGAACAACAGCATCTGCCTGATTGATCTTCTCTCCGACAATCTCCGCATTGCAGAATCGGAGGTGAGGCTGACGAAGAAAGCCCTTTCCACGTTGACAGACGAGGAACAGCGTATTCTGGAAGTGCTGTACATCGACAAACAGAAAAACGGTGTGCAGCGGCTTTGCGATGAGCTCGGCTGTGACGACAGCACCGTATGGCGCAAGGCGACCCGCGCATTGTCCGGCTACTGCACCGCCCGGCACGGGACGCGGTGAAAATGCGAGTTTTTTGCCAGTGACTTTTCAAAAATCCGTGGTATAATGTTAACATCCAAAGCCACGCAGAGACGCCGGACGATCACCGAGCGCCAACGCGTGGCTTTTTGTTTTGGGCGAAGCCGAAAGGCGGGAAAGCCGCACGCAGCGGAGGGGGCGGCGGAGATGGAGAAGGTTATGGATGTAAAAAATATCCCCATCGGGGAAATCGTGCCGTATGCGCGAAATGCGAAGAAGCACGATAAACGGCAGATCGACAACGTGGCGGAAAGCATCCGGCAGTACGGATTTGTTCAGCCCGTAGTGATCGACCGTGACGGCGTGATCGTCATCGGGCATTGCCGCGTTCTGGCGGCGAAGAAGTTGGGAATGGAAGCCGTTCCGTGCGTCTGTGTAGATGATCTAACGCCGGAACAGGTCAACGCCCTGCGCCTTGTGGACAATAAGACCAACGAGAGCGATTGGGATATGGATCTTCTGTCGATGGAGCTGCCGGAGATCGACCTTTCTGCGTTTGATTTTGACTGGGGGTTGGCGGAGGACGATTCGGCAGTGATTGTCGAGGATGAAGCCCCGGAAGTGTCGGATGATCCGCCGACAGCAAAACGCGGTGATGTTTGGCAGCTTGGTCGGCATCGTTTGATGTGCGGAGACAGCACGTCCGCGGATGACGTACAAACGCTTGCCGGGGGGGTGCAAATTGACCTTTTTCTTACTGACCCCCCGTATGGGGTCGATTACACCGGAAAAACAAAAGACGCGCTGAAAATCGAAAATGACAATCGTTCGGATAACGAGTTTATATCTTTTCTTTCCGATGCGTTTGCCGCCGCTGATTTAGCAATGAAACCCGGCGCGGTGTTTTACATCTGGCACGCTGATTCAAAAGCCCATGTCTTTAGAATGGCGTGCCAGATGGTCGGCTGGGAAGTTCGGCAAGTCCTTATATGGGTCAAAAACTCTATGGTGATGGGGCGGCAGGACTACCAATGGAAGCACGAGCCTTGTTTGTACGGATGGAAAAGCGGCGCAGGTCATCTTTGGGCATCCGACAGAAAGCAGACAACGGTTCTCGAATTTGACCGACCGACGAAGAACAAGGAACACCCGACGATGAAACCCGTTGCCTTGTTTGACTACCAAATCCAGAATAACACAAAGGGCGGCGATGCTGTCCTCGACCTTTTTGCTGGCTCTGGTACAACAATCATGGCATGCGAACAGAACGGCAGAAACGCCTATTGCATGGAGCTTGACCCGCGATATGTCGATGTCATCATCAAAAGGTGGGAAACATTTACCGGAGAAAAGGCGGTGCTTCTGTGAAAGCGGCAATGCGTCAGATTCAAGAAATAAAGCGGTTGAAAGAAGCCATAGCAAAGACGGATAGCAAGTACCTGAAAAGAGATTATAGGAAGAATATTCGTCGGCTCGAAGAAGATTTGAAAGAATACTGCTCATACAGAGGCTTCGAGTACGGCAAAATAATGGGTGGGATATAACATGAGCAGACCTCAAAAAGAGATCGACCAGAAAATATTTGAGGGACTGTGTGCCATACAATGCACAGAAGAAGAGGTTGCAGACGCCTTTGACGTGAGCGTCGACACGATCTCCCGCTGGTGTCAGAGAACATATGGTGAAGGTTTTGCGGAGGTATTCGCCCAAAAGCGCGGCAAAGGCCGCATTTCTCTTCGTCGGGCACAATTCAAGCTAGCCGAAAAGAACGCCACGATGGCGATCTTCCTCGGCAAACAGTACCTCGGCCAGCGCGACAACGTAGACGTGAACGTCACAAACACCGAGGGACTGTCCCTGGACGAATTGGAAACGATGGTGATCGGCTTTGACGCGGGAAGCGGCGATAGCAATTCTCCTGAATGAGCCGGTAAAGATCGGCTACGCCGTCGGCTTTGACAAATTAACCGCGCTGCATAACCGCTGGATCATTGAGATGATCCGCGGCACGCAGGACAAGACCTTACAGGCGCATCGAGGATCGTATAAAACGACGTGCGTTTCCATCGCCCTCGCGTGCATTTTCGTTTTGCTGCCGAATAAAAAGACGCTCTTCCTCCGCAAGACGGACGCGGATGTAAAAGAGGTCATCCGCCAGGTGCGGAACATTTTGCTATCCCCGCCCATGCAGGAGGCGGCACGGCTAATCCACGGGAAGGATATGGTTCTCATCACGCAGACGGCGTCGGAGCTATCGTCCAATTTGCCCGGCGACAGCAAAGGCACGTCGCAGATCGTTGCGATGGGCATAAACGGCAGCATCACCGGCAAGCACTTTGACCGCATCTTCACGGACGACATTGTCAACGTGCAGGATCGCACGAGCAAAGCCGAGCGCGACCGCACGAAGATCGTCTATCAGGAGCTGCAGAACATCCGCAACCGCGGCGGGCGCATTTTCAACACCGGTACGCCGTGGCACAAAGAGGACTGCTTCTCGCTCATGCCCAACATAGAGCGGCACGATTGCTACTCGACCGGTCTTATTTCCAAAGAGCAGCTGCAGATCATCCGGGAGGCTATGACAACCTCCCTTTTTGCCGCAAACTACGAGCTTCGGCACATCGCGTCCGATGATGTTATTTTCACCTCGCCGCAAACGGGCGCAGACCCGGCGCTTGCCGAGCAGGGCATCTGTCACATCGACGCTTCCTACGGCGGCGAGGACGGAACCGCGTTCACCATCTGCAAGAAGTCCGGCGGCAAATACTACATTTACGGGCGGCTCTGGCATAAGCACGTTGACGACTGTTTACCGGAGATCATCCGCCTCCGAAAGGCGTTCAACGCCGGGATCATCTACAGCGAGCGCAACGCGGATAAGGGCTACCTTTCCAAGGCGCTCCGCGACAAGGGCGAGCGCGCCGACACCTACCACGAAAAGACAAATAAATTTGTCAAGATCACGAGCTATTTGAAAAGCGAGTGGAAAAACGTGGTTTTCGTCGCCGGTACGGATCAGGAGTACATCAATCAGATATGCGACTACACCGAGAACGCCGAGCACGACGACGCGCCGGACAGCGCCGCGTCCATCGTGAGAAAATTGTGGAATAAAAAGGACACGGAATACGTCCCGCTGTGGATGTAAGGAGGAAATATGTACACCTATCAGGACTTACTCGCCGCGGGAGGATCGCTCGATGCGAGGACGACGTTCATTGGCAACGCCATCGCCGAGCATACCGGCAGCAAGGCGTATAGAACGGCGGCAGACGCCGAGTTGTACTACAACGGCGAAAACCCGACCATCAGCAACTATGAAAAGATCCTCTACGATTTGCAGGGGAAAGCGCACCGCGACATGTTCACCGCCAACCACAAGCTGGCCTCTTCTTTCTTCCACTTCGACGTGAACCAACAGGTGGCCTATCTTCTCGGCAACGGCGTAACGTTCGCTGACAAGAAAACGGCGGACAAGCTATGCGCCGATTTCGACCAGGAGGTCATGACCGCCGCGAAGTATGCGCAGATCGGCGGCATTTCGTTCGGCTTCTGGGATCTGGAACACCTTCGAGTGTTCCGCCTGACGGAGTTTGTGCCGCTCTACGACGAGGAGACGGGCGCACTCTCCGCCGGTATCCGCTTCTGGCAGCTCGCGCCGGAAAAACCGAAGCGCGTGACGCTCTACGAGCTGGACGGCTTCACCGAATTTATCCAGAGCGACGGCGAGCCGATGACCATCATGCAGGACAAGCGCGCATACAAACAGATCGTGCGAACGTCCGAGGTCGGCGGTACGGAGATCCTAAACGGCGAAAACTATCCCAATTTCCCTATCGTGCCGCTGTTTAACAACGAACGGGGTTTGTCCGAGATCGTCGGCAAGCGAAACACCATCGACGCGCTCGACCTCGCTGCATCGAACATGGTGAACAACGTAGATGAGGGCAATCTCATCTATTGGGTTCTCACGAATTGCGGCGGCATGGGCGACCTCGACGACGCACGGTTTGTTGAACGTCTGAAAACCACGCACGTCGCCCACGCGGACGGCGACGACGGCGCAAAGGCCGAGGCGCACACCCTCGAAGCGCCGTATGCCGGAACGAACACGACGATTGACATGCTGAAAAAGAAGCTCTTCGAGGACTTCCAATGCTTCGACAGCGCCGCCGTATCCGCCGGAAACCAGACGGCGACAGCCATCAAGGCCGCGTATGTTCCGCTCGATCTCAAGACCGACATGTTCGAGGCGCAGGTCACGCGCTTTATCGTCGGCATCCTCTCCCTGCTCGGCATCGATGACAAGCCGACCTACACGCGCAGCCAGATCATCAACCGGCAGGAGGAGACGCAGAGCCTCATCCTCGCCGCGCAGTATTATGACGACGAATACATCATCAAGAAGCTGCTCACCATCAACGGCGACGCCGACCAGTTCGACGATCTCATGCAGCGCCGGGACAATGCGGCGGTTGCCCGCCTCGGTCTGGATGAATGAAGCGCGACGAGGGACGCCGCCTGACGGATGCTGAGTTGGAGGCGCTCGAAAAGCGCATCCGGGAGATGTACGGCGGCGCGGCAAAAAACCTCCAGCAGATCATTGACGAGTATTTCGCCAACTTCCGCCTCCGTGATGAGGAAATGCAGAAGCTCATCGGAACGGTCGTAAACGGACGCGAATGGACAGAGGAGGACTATAAACAATGGCGGCTCGCCCAGATGGGCCGCGGCGAGCGCTTTGAAGCCCTGCGGGACAAGCTCGCCGAACGCCTCACCAACGCAAACGAGGTCGCCATCTCCTACGTCAACGACGCCACGCCCGGAATATACACGCTAAACCGCAACTATGCCGCATATGAGGTATCCGACGCTGGCGGTGATTTCACCCTCTACGATGAGCAGACCGTCCGCCGCCTGATCGTTGAGCAGCCGGATTTAATGCCATATTATCCGAAAGAGAAAGCCGTCCGCCGCGGCACCGACCTCGAGTTTGGGAAGAAGCAGATCACCAACGCTGTAACCGCCGGTATCCTGATGGGACGCAGCAGCCGCGGCATCGCCGCCGACCTTCGCCGCCGCATTATTGACATGAGCGTCGAGAGCGCCATCCGCGCCGCGCGTACCGCCGTCACCGCCGCCGAAAACGGAGGCCGGCAGGCGACGTATGAAAAGGCAGCGGAAATGGGGATCGAAATGCAGCGCGAGTGGATCGCAACAAAGGATCATCGAACCAGAGAATGGCACGGAATGGCCGACGGTCAGCGTGTCAACGTTGATGAAGCCTTTACCGTCGGCGGCGAGAAGCTCATGTTCCCCGGCGACAGATCGCACGGCGCGTCCGGTTGGAACATATATAACTGCAGATGTGCCGTTAAAGCGTTTGTCAAAGGACACGGGCGCAAGCGGGAAACATACAACGATTGGCTAAAGCGCCTCAATGAAGAGGCGGCGGCAGCAAACGCCGCGGATGACGCGGAGGCGCTGAAATTCTTCGGCGCAGACGCCCGAGACGACTTGCATAAAATCGTGACCGGCGGTATAATACGCTTAGAAAACGGCTTTGCCGCTTTCCCCAAAGACGACCCGCTCGCAGTAAATATCAAAGCTGTAAAGCCGTTAAAAACGTTCTTTGACGTAGCGATGCATGGCTCATCTACTGCCGTAGGATATGGGACACTCGAAACGAATATGTCCCCGCGTTTGCTGGCGTCGGTCATCCGCCACATGGATGGCTGGAACGGGCAAAATATCCGGCTGCTGTCTTGCAGCACAGGAAAGCAAATCGGAGAGGAATATTGCTTCGCCGAGGAATTAGCAAACGCTCTCGGTGTTATAGTCAAAGCTCCGACCGATACGCTATATATATTCCCGAATGGCCGGATTCAGGTCGGCAAACGAAACAAAGGAAGTATGCGAGACTATAAACCAAACGAAAGGGGGAGAAGAAAATAAATGGACTTCGGATATTTTAAAGGACTTCCGTATGAAGACAGCGTTGAAAACTTCGACGATTACCGGAAATTCAAAAACACTATACCGAAATCGAAAATTATTGAGCACATAAAATCTCTGGATGCTGGCTTGACTACTCTCCCGTCGCGTGATTTTTTCACGGGAGAAAAGCTGCATGCCGGAATCTTTGAGGATGGCGATTTTGTTTTCCCTTACGAGTTTCTTCACTACTATGAGAACTACGACATCGGTATTCCTCCGGAATACGAGGAATACCTGAAAAGCATCGGGGTTGGGTGACGATGCCGTTTGTCTACAAGCTCAACAATAACGCCGCCGATGTCCTGAAAGCCACCGCCGAACAAAAGCTGCGGGCGCTCGAAGCCGTCGGCATACAGGCGGAGGGCGACGTAAAGGACGAGATCACCGACCTCGACGCGGTCGATACCGGACGCTTGCGTGGAAGCATTGCCCATCAGGCGGACGGCGATTCCGTCGAGGTCGGCACAAACGTCGATTATGCGGTCTACGTCCACGAGGGAACCGGAAAATACGCCATCGGCGGCGGAACGCCCAAGGAACGCTGGGTATACCGCGATCCTCTGACGGGAGAGTTCCGCATGGGATTTCCGCAAAAGCCCCGGCGCTTCATCAAGAACGCTATGGAGCGATTCGCCAAAGACTACATAGAGATCATCAAGGAATATCTCAAAAAATAATTGAATAAAAGAATCAGCTTACCGCGATGTACCGCCGTAGGCTGATTTTTTTACTGCCGCTTTTTTAAGCGGCTTTTTTACTACTCTGCGGCGATGCACCGCCGCGAAAGAATGAAAAGGAGTAAATCATCATGGCACTCACACGAAAGGCCCTCAAGGCAATGGGGCTCACCGACGAGCAGGTCGATTCCATCGTCGAAATGCACGTCGAAACCACCGACGCGCTAAAGGAACAGCGCGACGCATTCAAGGCGGACGCGGAAAAGCTCCCTGCCGTACAGGCCGAGCTTGACGCGCTCAAAGCCAAAGGCGACGACGGCTACAAATCGAAATACGAAAAAGAGCACTCCGATTTCGAGGCGTACAAGGCCGACGTCACCGCAAAGGAAAGCAAGGCGGCAAAGGAAAAGGCCGTCCGCGCCTACTTTGAAAGTAAGAACATCACCGGCGGGAACCTCGACCTCGCCATGCGCGGCTGCGGCGAGGAAATGGCCGCGCTCGAAATGGACGGGGACAAGATCAAAGACGCCGCGTCCCTCGACGCGCTTATCGCGGGCGCATTTAAGCCGCTTGTATCCACGACGCAGACGCAGGGCGCGAACACTGCCACCCCGCCGAACAACAACCCTGTCACCCGCTACACGGCGGACGAGATCAAAAAAATGTCCGCCGCCGAAATTAACAAGAATTGGGACGCGGTAAAGGCGTCCCTTACCCGGAAAGGAGATTAATTCACAATGGCTGTAACCACTTTTATTCCCGAGCTTTGGAACGCCCGACTTCTCTATGCGCTCGAAAAGGCGCACGTCGCCACCAACCTCGTCAACCGCAACTATGAGGGCGAGATCAGCAACCATGGCGACACCGTCCACATCAACACCATCGGCGCGATCACCGTGAAGAGCTACACCAAGAATACCGACATTGATGCTCCCGAAACCCTGACCACGACCGATCAGACCCTTGTTATTGACCAGGCCAAGTACTTCAACTTCCAGGTCGACGACGTGGACAAGGTGCAGGCCGCGGGCGAGCTGGTCGATACCGCAATGGGCCGCGCCGCCTACGCCCTCGCCGACGTTTCCGACGCATACCTCCTCGGCGTGATCGCTGCCGGTGCCGCTGCCGGGAACACCATCGGCTCTGCCGCCGCCCCCGTTGCCCTCACCGCCGCCAACGTCTATGAAAACATCGTGAAGCTCAAGACGAAGCTCGACAAGGCGAACGTCCCCAACACGGGCCGCACCATCGTCGTTCCCCCGGACGTCCACTCCCTCCTCCTGCTCGATGACCGTTTCGCCAAGAGCACCGCGACCGCCGGACAGGAAGCCCTTATCAACGGCCTTGTTGGCCGCATCGCCGGTTTTGACGTCTATATGTCCAACAACGTCAAGACCGGCACCGGCACGGACACCGGCAAGACGCCCTATTTCGAGATCACCGCGCAGATCACCGACGCCACCACCTACGCCGAGCAGATCATCAAGACCGAGGCGTACCGCATGGAGAGCCGTTTTGCCGACGCGGTCAAGGGTCTGCACGTCTACGGCGCGAAGGTCACGGACGGCACGAAGATCGCCAAGATTCTCGCCTCCGTCTCCTGATAGGAGGGCGGCAGCGTGAGTGAGAATCCCAAGTGCAGCGGGGCTATGATCGATGCGATTTGCGCCTCGCTGCGCAACTATTTTGTCGTTGAAATTGTTGACGGCGAGTACACCGTAACTGACAGAGAAATCACGCTGCCGTTTCTCGCCGCCGGGCAGTTTTTTCGCGTCGTCGGCAGCGTCTTTTGCGACGGGGTGTATCGCTGCGGGGATAAGCTCCCCGCCGACGAAACATTTGACGGCGCGATCTGGGCTATGGCGATCCCGCCCACGCTGGAAGAGCTTGCCGCCGAGATCGAGGAATGGAAGCAGAAAAACGCCGAGGCCATCAACAGCCCCTACCAGAGCGAGAGCTTCGGTGGCTATTCCTATACGAAAGGAAGCGATTCCGCCTCATGGCAGGGCGTGTTTGCCAAACGGCTGAACCGTTGGAGGAAACTATGAGCTTATATGAAACGTTCTATTCCCCCGCCGTTGTGATGAACAAAACGAAAGTGCCGGACGGGGTCGGAGGATACGTCAACGCATGGAAAGATGGCGCGGAGATCAGGATCGCGTTTTCCGGCCTGACGCCAACAGAGCGCATTGCCGCGCAGCAGGCCGACGTGACCTATACCGACACCATCGTCACGCCGCTCAACACCAACCTCGACGAGCAGGACATCATCAAGTCGGGCGGAAGCTACTACCTCATCGTTTCCAAGCTTCCCAAAACGCCGACGGTATCGACGTTCCAGTTCGAGCGGTACAACGTCCGCAGATTGGCGGCGCTGCCATGACCAAGGCCGAAGCCCTCCATTCGTTCATGTCGTCGTTTGGCCTAACAGCCTACCCTAACGAGGCCGAGACCGGCGCGGCGTTCCCGTACCTTGTCTATGAACAGGTGCTCGGCGCGTTCGACGACGGCTCCATGCCTCTGGTTGTTAACCTATGGTATTACGGCGATTCCTACCGCCCCATCGTTGAGAAAACGCAGGAGATCTCCAACGCCATCGGTTTGGGCGGCGTGTACGTCCCCTGCGACGGCGGCGCACTGCTCATAGCGCGCGGAACGCCCTTTTCCCAGCCGCAGACCGACGCGGCAGACAACAAGATCAAAGGCCGTTACATCAACATGACGGTCGATTTTTTAACCCAAAATTGAGGTGAGAAAATGAAATTCAGAAAAATCCCCGAAGACACTTTCAAAAATATCGTTCTCAACGCGGGCGTTCTCCTTAAAACTTTTACCCCGGCAACGCCTGCCATTGAGGACACGAACATCCTCGGCGCGACCACCGGCGGCATCAACTTTACCGCTACGCCCTCCTTCACCGACTTCGGCGAGGACATCGACAACTGCCCGAAAAACATGAAGGAGCTCAAAAAGCTCGATTCGTGGGAAGTTAAGCTCACGGGTACCTTCATCACCACGAACACGACCCTCATCGCCCTGCTCATGGGTGCGGGCGATGTCGGAACGACCGACACGACCAAGATCACCCCGCGCGTGGATGTCGCGTCCGCGGACTTCAAAGACCTCTGGTTCGTCTGCGACTATTCCGACAAGAACGGCGAGAACAACGGCGGTTATTGCGCCATCAAGATCATCAACGCCCTGTCCACCGGCGGCTTCTCCATGCAGAGCACCGACAAGGGCAAGGCGCAGTTTTCGTTCGAGTTCACCGGCCATGTCAGCATGAGCGCGCAGACGGTCGTGCCGTTCGAGGTATATCTCAAGGAAGGGACGGAAGAGGCGTGAAAAAGATGACGCTCCCGTCTGAAATCAAAGGCAAGGGCGCGTTGAGCGCCTTTGCCGCCCTCATCGATCCGCTGTGCAATCTCGTTGAGGACGAGGACACGCGGGAGATGTACCGGCAGGAGAAAAAGCCGGAGGAACGCTCCTCGCGCTCTTACATCGTCTCCCTCGTTTACAAGATCCTCTCCCGCCACGAGGACGACTTCTGCCGCATCATGGCCGTGTGCTACGGCACAACGCCTGAAAAGTACGCCGCCGAGCTCACCTACGTCAAGGCCCTGCAGGACTGGGCAGAGCTCACCGGCGATGAAGTATGGAAGTCTTTTTTTACGGCGGCGCAGGTTGGCGCGGATCGTGCTGGCTCTGCGCCGGAGAATACGCCGGAGACCAACGAGTAAGCAGCATTGTCCGGTATGTCGCCGTAAGGGAGCACCGACGCGCGGAAGAGGAGGCGTACAGAATCTACGTCACCGACGCGCTCTATGCCCTCGTCCGCCGCGACCAGATGCTCAACCGGCGCTTCATTGACGTCCTCCGTCCGCGAAAAATCGAGGAGCCGGAGGAGATCATCGCGCGCTTCCGCGCCGCATTTGGAGGCGATGAAGAATGAATGTATTTGACCTTTTTGCCAAACTCACCCTTGACACATCGGATTTTGACAAGCAAGTCACCGGCGCATCGAAATCGTTTGACAAGCTCGGCGGCGCTGCCGAGGACATCCCCGGCGACACCCAAAAGGCGGAAAAGGCCGTTGATAAGTTCACGAGATCCGTTGAGGAGACAACCACCGAAACAAACCAGGCCGAGACCGCGTTAAACGACGCAGAACGCTCCCTGCGCGATGTTGGGAAAGAGGCCGACAAAGCGGCCCCGCCAATCGAAGAGGCCGCAGACGGCCTGAAAAATGTAGGAGAAACGAGCGGCGGAGCGGACGGCGCTCTGTCCGGCCTCGGCAAAACCATCACAGGCGCCGTAACAAAAGGCCATCTCCTCGCCGCTGCCATTGAGGTTGCAGTTTCCACAATCAAAAGTTTTGCGGAAGCCGTTTGGAACATGGACGAATCCACGGAGGAGTTCCGCGTCTCCATGGGCAAGCTCGACACTGCGTTCGAGACCATGGGTTACTCCACCACCAGCGCGCGAAAAACGTTCCGCGAGTTCTACAAGCTCCTCGGGGATACCGATACGGCGGTCGAGGCCTCGCAGCTCCTCGCCCGACTGACCACCAGCACGAAGGAGCAGGCGCGATGGACGAATATTGCCGCCGGTGTTTACGGAACCTTTGGCGATTCCCTCCCCATCGAGGGCCTCATTGAGGCGTCAAACGAAACCGCCAAGGTCGGTCAGGTCACTGGTGTTTTGGCCGACGCGCTCAACTGGGTCGGCATTTCCGAGGACGATTTCAACATCCGCCTCTCCTCCTGCGCCGATACGGCGGAGCGAACAGCACTCATTACCGACACCCTCTCCGCCGCGTATGACGATGCCGCCGCTGCAATGCATCGCAACAATTCCGCCGTTATGAACGCCCGCGACGCGCAGCTTGAGCTCGAAGAGGCGCAGGCTGGTGTCGGCGAACAGATTTCGCGTTTGAAAACCGCGTTCAGCGGCATTTTGACCCCGTCCATCGCAAAAGTGCTCGGCTGGGTAGAAAAGCTCACAAGCGGCTTTGCCGACGTTGCCGAGAGCTGGGCCGAAGCAGCGGACGAGTTTAGAAACCCCCTCCCGACGGAAAGCGTTGAGGATGCAAGGGCGCAGCTTGAGGCGTGGAACGACGAGCTTGCCCGCCTGAAAACAGAGCTTGCGGGTGTGAGCGAGGCGACGGACGCGGACACGTTCTGGCGCCTGACGTATCAGGTCGATGACCTGACCGGGAAAATCAGCCGCGGCACGGAACAGCTTGCCGATATGGAAGCGGCGGAAGCGTCCGCCGCAGAAACCGCGAACGCAACCGCCGACGCCGTCGATAAGATGACGATCAGCGCTAACGGATTTTCCATCGAGCTCGCCAACAGCAACCTCACCATGGAGGAGGCCACCGAGCGCCTACAGACCTATACAGACGCAGCGACGAACATGTTCTCGCGCATCAACACGGAGAGCGAGCTTTCGTACAAAGACGCCCTCGACAACATGCGCCACAACATTGACGCAACGAACGACTTTTCCGCGAACATGGCATCCATCGCCGGAGAGCTTCCCGCCGAGCTGGCGGAGATGTTCAACGCGGGCGGGCCGGAGATGTACGCCGGTGTCGTCGCCATGCTCGCCGAGGCCAACGCCGGAAGCGAGGACGGCCTCGCCGAGCTGCGCGCCCTGTACGAAGAGGGCGGCGCTGCGGCAATCGAGGCGTTTGCGCAGTCCGTCGGCGCGGGGAAAATTGATGCCGACCCGGCAGCGCAGCTCGCCGAGGGAATGGACAAGGACGTCACCTGCGAACAGGCCGGGCAAGACCTTGTCGATCGCACCGTGAGCGCTATTTCTGCGCGCGTTGCTGACAGCGGTACTTTCTATTCCGCCGGGCAGCGGGCCGTCGACCGCTTTATCGCCGGTCTGCGCGACAAGAAAGGGGAAGCCTACACCGCCGGTACGGAAGTTGCCAATTCTGCCAGAAACGGAATGAACACCGGCGGCGGAGGGCATTCTTCCGCCGGTGGCCTGGATTATGTCCCGTATGACGGATATCCGGCGGTTTTACACCGCGGCGAATCTGTTCTGACAAAAGCCGAGGCGGAAGACTGGCGGCGCGGTACGCCCAACGCCGCGGGCATCACTATCGTGCAGAACATCCAGAGCGTCCCGCAGACGCCTGTGGAGCTTGCCGCGGCCACGGCTGCGTATTTTGAGACGGCGAGGTGGGCAATGTGAGCAATCTTTCCAAAACCTTTCGCTATGTCAATTCAGACGGCGGCGAGATCGTCTTTGAGTATGCAAGCGGGTTTCTCATCAACAAGCCCGCGGGCATCGACACCGTCGTCTGCAAGCTCAACGAGGCGCAGGGCATCGACCAGACCGGCACGACCGTCCAGAGCGTCAACGTTCAGTCGCGCCCCGTGACGATCAGCGGAATCCTCGTCGGAGAATTTCAGGCGGAGAATAAGGACGCGCTCCTCTCCGTCGTGCGCCCTGACCTCTACGGTCGGCTCTACGCCGATGACTACTACCTCGAAGTACGCCCGACGGCCACCCCGACCATCGAGGCGCGCCCGGTGTTCGCCGCGTTTCAATTTTCCCTGACCGCGCCATATCCATATTGGCAGCAGGACGCATCCGCCGCCGCCACGCTCTCCGGCGTGGAATACGGCTTCAAATTCCCGTGGAATCAGTCCCGACCGTACCGCTTCGGAACGGTAGTCCGGACACAGTTCATTAACGTCAAAAACGGCGGGCAAGTCCCCGTCCCGTATACACTGACGTTTACCGCACTCAACGAGGTTGTCAATCCGCAGATCCTCGACGCGGCAACCGGGAAATTCATCCGCGTCAACAAAACGCTCGCCGCCGGGGAACGTGTCGTGATCGAGATCACGCACGACCGGACGTATGTTACCTCCAGCGTGGACGGCGAGTGCCGCGGCGCGCTTGAGTTAACGTCCAGTCTCTACCGGCTTTCCGTCGGGGACAATGTTTTAAAGCCGACCGCTGACAGCGGCCTTGACAGCCTGCAGGTCGCCGTTGACTTTGCGCAGGAGATCGTGGGGATAAGCGTATGAGTTTTGAAATCTATCCCCCCGATTTCTCCACTCGGTTCCAATTAACGCACGCCATCTCCATCCAGATCACCGAGCACTACAACGCTATTGGGAAAATACAGGTCGTCGCCCCCGTGGACGATTACAACATCTCCGCCCTCCTTGAGGGGTCGGTATTGTACAACACCACCAGAGGCACGACCTACGTTCTCGTCAACGTCAAGCATGACACGGTGCAGAACCGCATCACCGCCAACGGCTACACGTCAAACTGGCTCTTGAACAAGCGCGTCGTCGCGGCAAAGACGGCCATCACGACCGTCGAGACGGGCGTCTACGGCCTCATCAACGACAACCTCCGCGGCCTGACGCGCATCCATACGGCGACGCCCGCGGGCCTCACCGAGCAGTTCCAGCCGGGGGACGACGAGGACAACACCGTTTACGGCGGGCAGCTCCTCGATAAGATCATGGACGTTCTCGACACCGCCGAGCTCGGCCACCGGATGGACTGGGACGGAAATACCCTGACGCACACCTTCCGCGTCATCAAAGGCACCGACCGCACGGCCGGCATTCACCGCGTCGCATTTGTTGAAGAGCAGGGGACATGTTCCGACCTTGTCATCAGTAAAGACGTGAGCACGTTTAAAAATGTCGCTTATGTGAAATACAAGCTGACCGACGAAACTGAGCCGGTCGCGGTCGTTGGAAGCGCCTCTGGCGACGAGCGCTTCGAGCGTTGGTTCGACAGCTCAATCTCGCAGGAATCGGACGGCACCGCCGACGACGCTGCCAAATCAGCAAAGTCTTTCGGCAATATGGAGCTTGGGAAGTATATCAAGCGATCCAGCTTTGACGTTGTCATCGACCCCTCCGAGCTCGGCATCCGCTATGACCTCGGCGACGTCGTGTTGTGCATTTCCGTCCGCTTCGGCGTGTCATTCGCCGCTCGCATCACGGGGTTAAAGTACACCCTCGACCGCACCGGCGAGAAAACGCAGATCATCCTCGGCGACCCAATCCTTGACGCATTAAGTGAGGAGAAACTAAATGGCAAATATTAAATCTTTCCCGAACAACCGCGACGAATATGTCGGCGCGGAATACGCCATGCGCTGGCTGCATGGCCGCACCTCCGGCGTGTTCGCCGCGAACAACAACGCCGCTGTTGCCGCCGTGCAGAACGCAATGGCGGTCACGGTGTCAGACGGAATCGGCTGGATCTCCGATTCCGACGCAAACGGCGTTGTCTGGTGGAACGACGCCGAAAAAAACAACGGCGCAAAAATGCAGCTCACAATTGACGCGGCGGACGGCGTTCTGAACCGTATTGACCGCGTGATCGTTGAGTGGAAAACCACCGACTACGCCGATCTACCGGAAATTAAAATCCTCAAAGGCACACCGGCAAGCACGGCGGCCGCTCCTGCTCTCACAAACAACACCACGCAGCGGCAGTTGAGCCTCGCACAGATTCTCGTCGCCGCCGGTACGACCTCCATCACCGCCTCCATGATTACAGACGAGAGGCAAAACCCGGACGTCTGCGGTCTTGTGACCGACACGTTGAGCATCGACACAAGCGTAATCAACGCGCAGTTCACGGAGCTGCTTGCGCAGCTTCGGGCGGCGATTGAACAGGCGAGCGGCGGCATTATCCCGGACAACACAGTAACGCTGGCGAAGTTGGCATCTGACGCAAAGTATTGGAATGAGCTTCCGCGAACAAACACAAGTTCCGACGCAACAAGCAATTATGTCGTTTCGAGCTGGGGACACGTTTTCAACTGGGTATACGGCAGCAATCAGTCTTTCATGTTCGATTTGAACGAGTTTAACCGTATTACGGATGACTTCTGGGAGACGGTCATCTTTGCCAACAATCCTTTTACGCTGATTTTGCAGAATATGCCCGCTGTGATTGAAAGCAATAAGGGAACATCATCCGCGGCGGCTGAAATCAGAATCACTGTTCCGCAAAACAAGTGGATCAAGCTGAAAAAGATTTCGAATGTTGCGCTCATTGTGACCGGCAACTATGACACACGCATGATCTATGCCGGAACGACGGAGCCGTCCGCCGAGCTCGGCGTGGACGGCGATGAATATCTCATGTATTCCTAAGGGGTGAGCGAAATGGCATGGAGCACAACGGCGCCGGAGCTCCCAAGCGGCAGCGCTTGGGAGCAGGAAAAAAGCATTTCTGGTGTAGCAAACCATTGGAGCCTTTCCGGAAAGCTGTACATTGCTCGCCTGAACGGCAGACAGTTCGCGGTTAAGGCAGAGCTGACGAGCGGCAACGGCAGCTACGGCACTTATTACCCGCCGGAGAAATGGAAGCTCCGGTGTGACATCGGCGGCGTTACCGGAACGGAGGACACGTCCTTTGGCGTATCCAAGGGAACGACAACATTCTACTTCGTCGGTGAAGCCGGCGAGGGCGTCACAATCACCGCGAATGTCGGAGGCGTGGACGCCCCGGTCGCCGTTCAAACCGCGACATTTACTGCCCCCGCGCTGCTCGGCTTGACAGTTTTTTTAAAGGTCGGCGGTGTATGGAGACCAGCGCAGGTCAAGGTCAAGATCGGCGGCGTCTGGAGGGACGCCGTGGCAAAAATCAAGGTCGGAGGGACATGGAAATGAACGGTATCGACATTTCCCAGTGGCAGGGCGACATGGACCTGACGC